ATAAAGCAATTTGGGATGCATTTGTAACAATGATAAAATCTAAATAATCATGGCAGTAACAGCAGTAACAACAACAATGGCAGGTGCTATTAACTACACAGTAGTCACTGTTGATTCAACGGATTGGCCTTCAGTAGCTAGTTCAACTTATTTTTATGATAAAGCAGCAAAGATTGTTTATTATAAAGATGCTAATGGTGTAGTTCAAAATGTTTATAGAACTTTACCATCAGTTCAATCTATAGTAAGTGCTGCAACAGTAACTCCAACTGCAAATGATGACTTAGTAGTTATAACAGCTCAAACGGCTGCATTAACTTTAGCAGCACCAACAGGAAGCCCTGTTCAAGGTCAAGCATTGATGATAAGAATCAAAGACAACGCAACTGCTCAAACTATTACTTGGACATCAGGAACTGGTGGATATAGAGCAATAGGAGTAACTTTACCTACTACAACTGTAATAAGTAAAACAACTTATGTTGGATTAATATATAACTCAACAGACTCGCGTTGGGATGCAATTGGTGTAACAACAGAAGCTTAAAATGAGTTACTATCCGTTAATCTCTTTAATGCCTAAAGCACCTCCTTTACTTTTGGACTTTTTTCCAAATGCAGCAGCTGCTTACTCTTTACGTAAACTTAGAAATGGGTACACAGGAAGTGCAATTCAAGTAAGAAGAGAATCTGATGATGCAACTCAAAATATTGCGTTTGATTTATTAGGAGAACTAGATACATCAACATTATTAAATTTTGTAGGTTGGAATTTATTTGCGTGGTCAGAACAACTTCAAGAATCTTTTTGGGGTAAATCCAATTTAACAGTAACACCAGATATACTTGTTGCGCCAGACGGAAATATGACTGGAGATGTTTTATTTGAAAATACAACAAATGCTGCACACACATTTCAACGAAACCAAACTTTGGTATCAGGTAAAACTTACACAGTCTCATTTTGGATAAAAGCACAAGGACGGAATAATGTAAGATTAGTAACATCATCTGGATTTTCACAAAGTGCGAGTAATGCTATTGCTTGGTTAAATTTATCATCAGGAACAATTGTTTCTCAAAATAGTGGATTTATAGGTTCTAATCTAACGATTACAGCTGATGGAAGTTGGTATAAAGTAAGCTATACAATGCCGTCTACTCAAACTGGTATTGTTTTAGTGCTAGCTTTAAACCCATCCCCTGATGGTATTAATACATCATACATTGGAGATCCATCATTAGGGATTGCAGTTTGGGGTTTACAATTTACTGAATCATCAACAATTAAACCATATAGACAAACATTAGCAATTGCGGAGGGGAATGGATTTGTTACAACGTGGTATGACCAGTCAACAAATGGTGTAAATGTAACACAACCAACAGCATTATATCAACCAAGGATAGTTAATGCTGGAGTTATAGAAGTAGAAAATGGAAAAAATGCGTTGAATTGGTATAGCACAGCTCAATTTTTTAATGGTGGAAATATTTTAGGATTAGATAATAAGTCACTACAAATTTATGTTGTAGCAAGAAATACAGTAACTTCAAATAGAGCACAATTAGTATCTAAATCAGTTTCTACAGGTGACACAAATAGATATGGTTTAGCAACTGGAGGTGCAGCAGGAACTTCAATGTTTGTTCACACTACAACAAATGAATACACGGCAAATTCAAATGTTGCAGATGCAAACCAAAGGTTGTTTAATGGAAATTATTTAATAAACAATGAGGTTAGAGCTTTAGTTAACAACTTAAGTGTTGCTGATTTATCTTCACCTAATGGAACGGTTCAAAATTTTAGCAGAAGATTTTTAATTGGAGCAACTAACAATACAACTAACAATGGAGAAATAGCTTATTTTAGAGGTACTATTCAAGAAGTAATATTATATATTGCACCAACAGTAGATTTACCTAGTCTTAGTAATGTTAACACAAATATCAACTCATTTTATACAATATACTAATGTTAGGTTATCAGTACTTTACAGAACAAGAAGCAATAGACGCACGTAAGCAGTGTGCAGATTATTATGGTTTACCTGTTCATCCTGATGATGTTACTCAATACTGGGTAGATTATAATTATTCAGAGCTTGGATTTTGGTATATAATTTTTTATGAAAGTATAAGAGATATATTAGGAGAACCAACTAATTTTGAAGTAATAACATGAGTTACTATAGTCTAATTTCTTTGATGCCTAAAATTAGTGGAACACTATTATTAGACTTATATCCAAGTGCATCGGTAGCTTATTCGTTGCGTAAACTTAGAACAGCTTATGCAGGTAGTGCAATAAGAGTTAGAAGAACAGATTTAACAGAACAAGACATAGGGTTTGTTGGTGATGTTTTAGACACAGCTAGTTTGTTAGCGTTTGTTGGAACTGGAGCTTTAGATAATGGATTTATAACAACTTGGTACGACCAAAGTGGTAATTCTAAAAATGCAACACAAGCAACTGCGATTAACCAACCGAGAATAGTAAATGCTGGAGTTATAGATTTGGTAAATGGAAAACCAGCAGTGTTAGGTGACGGAGTAAATGATACGTTAACTAATAATACACTTTCATTAACCAATCCTTCATCTATTTTTACAGTAGTTGATAAAGTTGGTACAAGTGGTAATTTTGGGTTATTTGCTGCAGGTTTAGCAGGTGCTTTTATATTAACAGCAACTGGTCACACGTTTTATCAAAATGGAGCTTCTTTTTCTCCAGCTTATGTTAATAATAATCAATCTTTACTTGTGGCTAAAACGGCAACAACTGGCACAGATTGGGAGTTTTATGGTAACAACACAACAGTACTTAATGGAGGTCAAAATATAGGTACAGCAATAGGTACAAGTGTAAGTTTATTTGATAGGTTAGGTGCAGCATCACGAGCTAATATGTATATGCAAGAATTTATAGTCTGGAATAGCAACCAAATGAGTAATAGGATAAATATTCAAAATAATATAAATTCATTTTATACAATATACTAATGTTAGGCTACCAATATTTTATAGAACAAGATGCCATAAATGCACGTAAAGAATGTGCTGATTATTATGGATTGCCAAAGTCACCTGAAGATGAGACTATCTATTGGGTAAATTATGACTATTCAGAACTTAATTTTTGGTATATTATTTTTGATGAAAGTATTGAGGCTATATTAGGAAAACCAACAAATTTTGAGATATGAAAACTAAACTATTATTAATACTACTATTGTTATCATCTTGTTCTTTAGAACGTAGATTAGAAAAGTATTGTCCTCTGTGCGTTCAAGAATCTAAAACTGAAACAATCATTGAATATAGAGATACTACTATTGAAATACCTGGTGAAACAGTTACAATAGTTGACTCATTGTATTGCGATAGTTTAGGAAACGTAGTGTCTAAGTTTGGAGATATATTAAAAGATAAGAACGGAAAGATATTAAGTTTAGAAACAAGATTAAGAAACAATGTTTATTATTCAAGAGCTAAAGTAGACACTGTTTATAAAACTATAAAAGGTAATACAATATACAAAAAAGAGGTTATCTACTTGAAGGGCAAGGACATAAAGTATATACCTTCATGGGTTATCTTCCTATCTTATTTAGGAGGAATTTTATTAACTTTGTTATTAATATATATTGTTTACCGAATCATTAAAGCTCACACACTTTGAAAACAAAACTAATACTGTTAGTAACATCTTTTTTATCTATACTATCACCAGTGATGCCTATGATTTATATAGCATTTTTTGTTATATTGGTTGATACTGGATTTGGTATTTGGAGATCCGTTAAAAAGGGAGGATGGAAAGCATTTAGAAGTAGACGTTTGAGCCATACATTAAGTAAGGCATTTTTATATTCAGGAGCGATATTAATGGTATTTTTAATAGAGAAGTATATTGCTGGAGACTTGATAGGTCATTTTATATCTGTTGATTTGGTAATGACAAAAATGATAGCATTCTTTTGTGTAGCTACAGAGATTAAGTCAATCAATGAGAGCTATGAGGATGTAACTGGAAAAAATATGATCAAAGCAGTTCGTGAGTTTGTTACGAGAGCAAAAGAAGAAGCAAAAGATTTAACTGAATAATAAGAAAATGGATTTAGATACATCTAAAATAGTTCAAAGCAGACTGAAAAAAACTCAGTATTTTCAGGAGGATACTCCTAAGAATCAAATATATTTACACCACACAGCTGGTGGAGGTAACGCTGTGGCTGTAGCTAATTATTGGAACGGAACGAAAGAGAGAGTTGCAACTGCATTTGTTATAGGTAGTAAAGGAACTATTGTTCAATGCTTTTCGTCTAAGGAGTGGGCGTATCATTTAGGTTTAAAAAGTTCAGCATTCTCAAATGTAGGTGTTCCGTACAAGTCGCTAGATAAGTTTTCTGTTGGCATTGAGGTATGTAATTATGGACCATTAAAAGAGAAGGACGGAAAATTCTATAACTATGTTGGTGGGCTTATTGATCCGAGTCAAGTAACTAAATTAGATAAGCCATTTAAAGGTCATGTTTATTGGCAAAAATATACTGACGATCAGATTGAGAGTTTACGTCAATTGTTAGTTTATTTATGCAAGACTTATGACATTCCGAAAGATTACAATGATGATATTTGGGATGTATCAAAAAGAGCGATAAGTGGGGATGATGGTATATTTACTCATAACTCAGTAAGAAAAGATAAATCTGATATGTATCCATGTCCACGAGTAATTGATATGTTAAAAAGTTTATAATGAAAAAAGAAGGAAATATAAAGATAGATAGATCAATTGATCGACCAGGGGTACACGCTAAGACTAAGGTATCTAAATTGAAAGCAAGTAAAAATTACGTTAAAAAATATAAAGGACAAGGACGATGAGAGTAAATAATTATCAAGTAAAATCACCAAGCGTTAATGATTTAATTTTTGGAACTAAGAGTTCTAGTAATGAGACTGTTAATTTTAGAATTCAAGATGTAGTTAATTTAACTCAAGCTCCATCTGTTGTTTCTACAAATACATTAACTGCTTATACTATAGTAAATATAAACACTTACTTCACTGGTACAGCTGGTGCTAGCTTTGCAATAACTCTTCCCACGGCAAGTGAGGCTATTGATGGCTTGAAATATGTTATTATGTCGACAACAAATAGAGCCACTACTACATGGGTAATTCCTGGTGCTTCTGCTATAGTAGGTGCTCCTTCATCATTAGTTGCACAAACTCCTATTTGTTTTCAGTATAATAATTCTAATACTACATGGTATATATCTATGTAATATTTTATATATTTGCAATAAATTAAATACAATGAATAAAATCGAACAAGAACAATTAGAAAGGTTAACGGAATTAAACCGTAGCTTTAGAGATCTTAAATTTCAAATAGCTGACATTGAACTTTCTTTAGAGAGATTAAAGAATCAAAAGAAAGCAACTCTAGTAAACCTAGAAGTTTCTGTGCATGACTTGGCTAAATATCAAGAAGAACTTACTACAGAGTATGGCGACATAACGATCAATCTTCAGACTGGTGAATATCATTAGAAAAATATCAGTCGGTCCTGACTACATGAAGTCAATGAACTACACTGTAGGTCAGGAAGTTCTTGATAAAAGTTATACTATCTATCAAATAATTAGAAATAGTGAAGGTACAAAGCTTTATATAATCAAGGATAGTGAGATTACCTTATGGAAGGAATTCTCGATTGCAATGCCAATATCAATAGAGTTTAATATCAATTTCTAAATGAAAGCTCCATACTGCTTTATCATCAAGCCAGTTGATGGGAGGCGGTACGACAATATAAGAACTTACGGTAATAGTGAGTTCATTATAAGTGCCTCCCAAGAAGATTACACTGTGTCTAATAGATTCGGTGAGGTCGTTTCTACACCTATATACTATAATGGTCCAGTAAAGCCAGGAGACGTTGTTGTAGTGCATCATAATGTGTTTAAGTACTACTATGATATGCGTGGCAGACAAAAGAGCAGCTGGCATCATCTAATGGACGATTTATTTATCGTAGAACCTGAGCAAGTATATTTGCATACAACAGACAATGTTAATTGGTCTGCTCTATCACCTTTCTGTTTTATACGACCAATTTCTTCGGAGGACAAGATGATAAGTACATTAAGTGGTCTTGAAGAACTTTGGGGTGAGGTTGTGTTTAAATCTGAAGATCTGAATGAAGTCTCAGTTGGAGACGTAGTATCCTTTACTCCAGATAGTGAGTATGAGTTTAGGATTAACGATGAGATTCTTTATAGAATGTTTAATAAGAATATATGTCTAAAAAAGTAGAAATATTAGAAGCTGCAAAGATAGCTATTGACGAGCTGGTTAAAGTGCTTAGAGCACCTATCGTGACTCATAGTGAGGACGATATATCAGCCGACAAATTAAAGAACGCTGCATCGGCTAAAAGACTTGCTTTCGAGGATGCATTAAATATGCTTGCAAAGATTGAGGAGGAAGAGAATAGGGATTCAAGTACATCTACAGTTGTAACGGCTGGCACTGGAGGCTTCGCTGAGGGTAGAGCTAAAAAGAAATAGTTTTTACAAAAGCATATATAAATGGAAAATAGTCTTTACATTGTACTTAATGATTACATACCTAAAAATGTAGTAACAACTAAAAACAAGAAGCAATCTTGGAATTATGGTTATAATTCTGACTATGATGTGGTTGTTATATCTAAGGATGGAACTATAGGTGATGTGTATGAGATTAATAGCATAAAGGTTGCACTTCCAGCCACTCCTAAAAAGGTAGATGACATTGGTAATAAATGGAAAGCTAAAGAGTATCCATCTGAATTACAGAAGATTAAAACCATATTTGACTGGAACAGAAGGGATAACGTTTTCAAATCAAAGTATGTAGATTACATTGAGGGAGAGTTTGATAAACGTGATAATGGTTATTGGTTTATAAATAATGGTAAGCCAACATACATTACTGGAACTCATTATATGTATCTTCAATGGACCAAAATTGATATTGGTCTACCTGACTTTAGGGAATCAAATAGAGTTCTTTACATATACTGGGAAGCTTGTAAGGCTGACAATAGATCGTTTGGAATGTGCTATCTAAAGAACAGACGTTCTGGATTCTCTTTTATGTCTAGTGCTGAGGTATGTAATATTGGCACAATGGTTCGTGACTCCAGGATTGGGATTATGTCTAAAACTGGTTCTGATGCTAAGAAGATGTTTACTGATAAGGTTGTTCCTATAGCTAGAAATTATCCATTCTTTTTTAAACCTATTCAGGATGGTATGGATAATCCAAAAACTGAACTAGCATTTAGAGTTCCAGCAAGTAAGATCACTCGCAAGAACATGGATCAAGAAAACCAAGAAGAGTTTGATGGTTTAGATACTACTATTGACTGGAAGAATACAGCTGATAATAGTTATGACGGTGAGAAATTATTGTTATTGATAGAGGATGAAGCTGGGAAGATTGAAAAGCCAGAAAACATACAGAACGGATGGAGAGTCAGAAAGACTTGTTTACGTCTAGGTAGTAAGATCGTAGGTAAGTGCATGATGGGATCAACATCAAATGCATTGTCTAAAGGCGGTGAGAATTTTAAGAAGTTATTCAATGACAGCAATCCAAGGAACAGATCGGCAAACGGACAGACTAAAAGCGGTTTGTACTCATTGTTTATTCCGATGGAATGGAATTATGAGGGTTATATTGACGAGTATGGATGGCCAGTTTTTAATGATCCTACTAAACCAGTAAAGGGTGTTGACGGAGAATTGATTTATAATGGGGTTATTACTTACTGGAATAATGAGGTTGCTGCTAATAAGGGAGATGCTGATGCATTAAATGAACATTACAGACAGTACCCTAGAACGGAATCGCACGCATTTAGAGATGAGTCTAAGCAGTCGGTATTTAACTTAACTAAGATATATCAGCAGATAGATTATAATGACTCACTTATAAAGGACCACGTACTAACTAGAGGTTATTTTCATTGGAAGAATGGAAAGCTTGACAGTGAGGTTGTTTGGACTCCTGATCCTAAAGGTAGGTTTTTGGTCTCTTGGATACCCGAGCAGAACATGAGAAATAATGTAATAATGAGGGGTGGTAAGAAGTACCCTGGAAATGAAGATATTGGTGCATTTGGATGTGACCCATACGATATATCTGGTGTAGTAGGTGGTGGTGGATCGAATGGTGCGTTACATGGAATGACTAAGTATCACATGGCAAAAGCTCCAGTTAATGAATTTTTCTTAGAGTATGTAGCTAGACCACAGACGGCAGAGATATTTTTTGAGGACGTATTGATGGCGTGTATTTTTTATGGTATGCCTATATTGGCAGAGAACAATAAGGCACGATTACTTTATCATTTTAAGAATAGAGGATATAGAGCATACTCAATGAATAGACCTGATAAGCATAAAACAAAGCTATCAAAAACAGAGCTAGAGATTGGTGGAGTACCTAACTCCTCTGAGGATATGCGTCAAGCGCACGCATCATCAATTGAGACATATATTGAGGAGTATGTTGGTCTTGATACTGAGGGTACGTATAGAGATCCTGACAATATGGGATCTATGTATTTTACTAAAACATTAGAGGACTGGGCTAAGTTTGATCCGAACGATAGAACAAAGTATGATGCATCCATTAGTTCAGGTTTAGCTATTATGGCTACACGTAGGCATTTGTTTACTCCAGAGAAAAAAGAATCGAAAATAAGTATTAAATTTGTAAAATACGACAATCGTGGTACAAGAAGCGAAATAATAAAATAAATGGAGAAATTATCAGTTGTAATTTATCAGTCACCCTTCCCTAATCAGATGGCTACAGATGAAGAGAAAGCCACTACAGAATACGGATTAAGAGTAGGAAAAGCGGTTGAAGGGGAGTGGTTTAAAAGAAAAGCAAATACTTGTAGATTTTACGATCAATGGGGAGAATTTCACCGTTTAAGATTATACGCAAGAGGAGAGCAGCCAATTCAAAAATATAAGGATGAGTTGTCAGTTAATGGCGATATGTCTATGATGAATTTAGACTGGACTCCTATTCCAATTATACCAAAGTTCGTTGATATTGTTGTTAACGGAATGAACGATAGGTTATTCACAATCAAAGCCGAGTCTCAGGACGTAATGTCCGCTGAGAAGAAGAATATATTCCAGGACATGATAGAGGCTGACATGATAGCCAAAGAGTTCTTACAATTAACAAAAGATCAGTTTGGAGTTGACGCATTTAATGTTGACCCAAATGAATTGCCAGAGAACGATGAGGAGTTGTCTCTTTATATGCAACTTAAATACAAACCAAGTGTTGAGATCGCAGAAGAGGTAGCTATTGATACAGTTCTTAAAATGAATGACTATCCTAAGATTAAGAAGATGGTTGATTATGACCTTACTGTTTTAGGTAAAGCGGTTGTTCGTCATACATTCTTGATTAATGATGGTTTAAAAATTGATTATGTAGATCCTACAAATTTTATCCATAGTTATACAGAGAAGCCAGATTTCTCAGATTGTTATTATTTTGGAGAGGTTAAACAAGTTCATTATACTGAGCTTCTTAAAATTGATCCTACCTTAACGGATGAGCAATTAAATGAGATTAGAAATGCTGCATCTGCTTGGTATGACTACTTCCCTATCATTAGAAGTTATCAAGACAGCGCATTTTTAAATGAGGTTGTTACATTGTTATATTTCAACTATAAGACTCATAAGAATTTTGTATGGAAGAAAAAGATTCTTGAGAATGGCGGTGAGCGAGTTATTAGAAAAGACGAGTCGTTCAATCCTCCAGTTGAAGAAGGTGTTCCATTCGAAAGAGTAGAAGCAGTTCGTGACGTTTGGTACGATGGTATATTAGTTGGTGGATCAAACATTGTGTTGAAATGGGAGATGATGAAGAATATGGTTCGTCCAAAATCAGCATCACAAATGGCTCTACCTAACTATGTGGTATTTTCACCAAGAATGTATAAAGGAAACTCTGAGTCTTTAGTTAGACGTATGATTCCTTTTGCTGATCAGATTCAGTTGACTCACTTAAAATTACAGCAAGTAATGGCAAGAGTAGTTCCTGATGGGGTGTTTATTGATGCTGATGGTATTAATGAAGTTGACCTTGGAACTGGAGCAGCATATAATCCAGAGGATGCATTAAAGATGTATTTCCAAACTGGTAGTGTTATCGGTAGAAGCTACACTCAAGATGGTGACTTTAATAATGCAAGAATTCCTATTCAAGAGTTAAACTCTAATAGTGGTCAGTCTAAGATGGCAGCATTGATTGGTAACTATAACCACTATCTAAATATGATACGTGATGTTACTGGTATTAATGAGGTTAGAGATGGATCGACACCAAATCCAGATGCATTAGTTGGGGTTCAAAAATTAGCTGCATTAAGTTCAAATACCGCAACAAGACACATTCTTGAGGGCGGTTTATCTATGACTAAAAAATTAGCTGAATGTATTTCGGTTAGAATTGCGGACATTTTAGAGTACGCTGATTTTGCTGAGGAGTTCGCTATGCAGATAGGTAAATATAACGTTGCGATATTAGACGATGTTCGTGAGTTGTACTTGCATGACTTCGGTATCTTTATAGAGGTATCTCCAGATGAGGAGCAAAGACAAATGCTTGAGGCTAATATTCAAGTTTCGTTACAACAACAAACAATTGACTTAGAGGATGCTATTGACATTAGAATGATCAATAATATTAAGCTGGCAAATGAGATGCTTAAAGTTAAGAGAAAGAAAAGAATGGAGCAAAAGCAAAAGGAAACAGAAATGAATTTCCAGATGCAGATGCAAACTAATCTACAGTCTCAACAAGCAGCTGCTGAATCTAAAGCTCAAATGATACAGCTAGAAGCTCAATCTAAAATACAGTTAAGAGAAGCTGAAATGAATTTTGCTGTACAACAAATGCAAGCAGAGGCTCAAATAAAGGCTCAGTTAATGGATAAAGAGTTCCAGTATAATATGGCATTGAAAGGTGTTGATACTGAGAATTTGATGAAGCGTGAAGATAAAAAAGAAGAAGCAAAAGATAAACGTGTAGATCTTCAAGCTACAAGACAGTCAGAGCTTATTAATCAAAGAAAGAACAATCTACCTCCATTAAATTTCGAATCAACAGAGGATTCTTTAGATGGTTTTGATTTAGAATCATTTGGACCTAAATAATATGTTTTTACATATAATAATTGGTATATCTATCATATTATATGCTTATGCACATAATTACGGTAAACGACTACAGTTACCGTATATTTGTTTACAGTAAGTAGTTTACTGTAAACTAGCTAATATATTATGCAGAATAGCTGTTTATCGGTTGTTTTGGCTAATATATTATACAAAAGAAACCCACGCAGTTTTCTATTCGTCAATAGTCTTACGTGGGGATTTGTCATAAGTTATACCTTTCGGATTTCCTTTACACAGAAAAAGACCTCCGTAAGTGTGCCCGACTAGAACTCCAGTCCGTTATAAGCCTCAGAGGTACTGTTCCGCAAATATAAAAAATATAATTATATTTGTAAAAAAAATATAATAAAATGTCAGAAGAATTTAAAGTACGTGCTGTTGACTTTGAAGAAAAGTCGGTAGCTGAGATTGAACAACAGTTGCTTGATGAACACGCAGAAAAGACTGGAGCAGTTGAAGAAGAGGCAGTTGATACTGTAGTAGTCGAAACTCCAGCGGTAGTGGAAAGTCAAGAAATTGAGATTGATGATAATAGAGTTCTTTCATATATTGGGAAAAGGTACAATAAGGAGATTACTAATCTTGATGAGTTATTTGAGCAAAGATCAAATAATGAGGATTTAGATCCAGAGGTAGCAACATACTTAAAGTACAAGAAAGAAACTGGTCGTGGGATCGAGGATTTTATTCAGTTGAATAAAGATTACGATTCAATGGACCAAGATCAGTTGTTATTCGAATATCATAAAGGTGTAGATAAAGATTTAGACGTTGATGATATTAAGTTTGACCTTGAATCAAAGTTTGCATACGATACTGATTATGATGACGAGAAAGAAATTAAGAAGAAACAACTGGCAAAGAAAAGAGAACTTACAAAAGCTAAGGAGTATTTTAACGGATTAAAAGAACAATACAAAGTTCCACTTGAGTCAAGGGAGTCTTTAGTTCCAAATGAAGAGAAAGAAACATACGAAGCTTACAAAAGTTATAAACAAGCTGCGTCACAAGCGGATGAGGAGCAACAAAAAAAGTCAAAGTATTTCTCTGACAAAACCAATGAACTATTCTCTGATAAATTCGAAGGTTTCGGATTCAACATTGATGAGAATAAGAAGGTGGTATATAAACCAGGGGATTCGACAGACTTACTTAAAGAACAATCTAATTTAGAGAACTTCGTATCGAAGTTTTTAAATGATGAGGGTTATCTTAAAGATGCTGAAGCATTTCACCGTTCTATTGCAGTGGCATCAAACCCTGAGAAGTTTGCTAAATTCTTTTATGAAAAAGGAATGGCAGAAGCGGTAGGTAATGTAGCTAGAGAGTCTAAAAATATTGATATGACTCGTCAAGCAACACAGATTACACCGCCTCAAGGAATGAAGGTTACAGCTTTAGATGATGGTCGCAACGGAAGATTAGTTATAAGGAATATTAAAAATTAAAAACAAAAAACAAAATGGCTGGAACAATCGCAGCGAACCCAGGTGTATCAATTACACCTAGCGCAGTAAAGGCAACATTGCCTTCAAATTACATTACAAACTTTGATTTCTTGAATCAGTATTTACCAGATACTTACGAGAAAGAATTCGAACGTTACGGTAATCGCTCTATCGCATCATTCTTAAGAATGGTTGGAGCTGAGTTACCATCTAACTCTGACTTGATCAAATGGGCAGAGCAAGGTCGTTTACACACTAAGTATACTGCTTGTTCTATCGCTTATGGACCAAATAATGATACAGCTGTATTAACAGTTGCTGATGCTGGAATTACTGCTTGTAACTTTAGAGTTGGTCAAACAGTTTTCTTATCGTCTAACGTTAACTCAGCACAGTCTGATAAAGCTATCGTTACAGCAGTATCTGCTTTAACATTTGACGTTGCTTATTATGCAGCAGCTGGTGGTACAATCACTGACTCTGGAAACAACGATATTACAGCTTTCGTTTACGGTTCAGAGTTCAAAAAAGGAACTAGTGGAATGTCTGGTTCATTGGAAGCTCAAGATAGTTTCTTTGAGGTTTCTCCAATCATCATCAAAGATAAGTATGTAGTATCAGGTTCTGATATGGCACAAATCGGATGGGTTGAGGTTACAACTGAGAACGGAGCTACTGGTTACTTGTGGTACATGAAGTCAGAGCACGAAACACGTTTACGTTTTGAGGACTACCTTGAAATGACAATGGTAGAGGGTGTTCCAGCTGAAGCTAATTCAGGAGCTGCTGCACTTGGATTAAGTAGTGCTTTAGGAAATAAAGGAACAAACGGTTTATTTAACACAGTTGAAAGTCGTGGTAATGTTTGGTCTGGAGGTAATCCAACTACATTGTCTGATTTCGATACAATCGTTCAGCGTTTGGACAAACAAGGAGCTATTGCTGAGAATGCATTGTTCTTAAACCGTCAATTCTCTTTTGATATTGATGATATGTTAGCTGCTCAAAACTCTTATGGAGTTGGTGGTACATCTTACGGTTTGTTTGACAACAGTGAGCAAATGGCATTGAATTTAGGTTTCACAGGTTTCCGTAGAGGTTATGAGTTCTACAAAACTGACTGGAAATACTTGAACGATGCTACATTGCGTGGTGGTCTAGTAGGTGGTGCTGTAAATGGAGTTTTAGTTCCAGCTGGAACAACTACTGTTTATGACCAAGTATTAGGTAAAAACGCAAAACGTCCATTCTTACACGTACGTTACCGTGCTTCTGAAGCAGAGAACAGACGTTACAAAACTTGGATGACTGGTTCAGCTGGTGGAGCACAAACAAGCGACTTGGATGCAATGGAGGTTAACTTCTTGTCTGAAAGAGCGTTGTGTACATTAGGAGCAAACAACTTCTTTATCTTCAAAGGATAAGAATAAATATTAACAGAGTGTCATCAGTGACACTCTGTTATTTTTTTTAGTAAAAATTAAATTATATAAAATGGAAAAATTAGCAATCAAGAAAGTAGTTCTTGAACCAAAAGATCGTTTATACATCTTAAAAAACAACAGTGCGCCACTAGCGTACTATATCGCATCAAAAGACACCCCGAGAAAGCGTTTGCTTTTTTATGATGAGTTAACAAACACAAATCACCCACTTCGATACGCACGTAATTCTAATAGTCCTTTTCAAGAGGAGCAAGATCAAAATGTGATCGTTGAACCAATCGTATTTGAAGACGGAACATTAAACGTTCCAAAAAATAACCCAGTATTACAACAATTCTTACATTACCATCCAGGTAATGGGCATGAGTTTGTTGAATTTGACAATGAGAAAGATGCTGAAGAAGACATGGCTTTTATGTACTCAGAATTAGATGCTCAATTAGCTGCTAGAGATTTGGCTGCAAATGACTTCAATACACTTGAAGCTGTTGCACGCATCTTAGTAGGCGGTAGAGTTGAGAAAATGAGTAGTTCAGAAATTAAGAGAGATATGATGCTTTATGCAAAACGTTATCCTCAAGATTTCTTGGAAGCTGTAAATGATCCATCGTTAAAAATTAACAATATTGCCGCTAGAGCATTCTCTGATGGTTATATGTCGTTAAAGAATCACGGTAAGGATATTTACTTTAACTTGAAAGAAAATAAGAAGAAATTAATTACAATTCCATTTGGAGATAACGCTAACTCTGTATTAGCATCTTACCTTCAATCGAATGAAGGATTGGAATTATATAAGTTCTTAGAAGAAAAAATATCAGATAATTTTTAGTATATTTGTGTCAGTATTAACCCATTAAATTTTTGAACAATGGAAAAATTTTTATCTATCCCTGTAACTTCTCAGGGCGCACAATTGGTATCAGCTAATAACATCATTTTAGTTGAAGCTGCCGCTGATTCAGCAACAGCAGTAACAACTTTGATTACTTATGCTGGTGGTAAAGTAGTAACACTAACTCATGCAGCTCAAGTAGCATTTAGTATGAAATTAGCGATTCAAGCAGCTATCGTTGCAGCTTTACAAACATCTTGGACTAATGTTGTCTATGATGTTACAGTTCCACAAGCAGTTAGTGATATTGACGTAGCTTAATAGCACAACCTAACTAGAACAAATGAGCCACTTTAACGAGTGGCTTTTTTTATTTATCTTTGTAAAAAGACAATTCGATGATCAACGAAGTTAGAAATACCGTTCTATCAATATTAGCAAAAGACAATCGAGGATATGTTACTCCATTTGAATTCAATCTGTTTGCTAGACAAGCACAATTGGATGTATTTGAGAGATATATCTATCTGTATAGTAATGCTATAATTAAACAGAATGCAAGAATGCATGGGGAAGGTTACGCTGATGTTCCTAAAAAAATAGCTGAAGTAATAGATTCATTTTATAAAGTAAACACATTGACTTATGACGATCCTTATTTTGAAGTTCCGCCTGATAGCTATTTTGTTCAAAAATTGGTTTATAACAACTCGAAAGAAATCGAAAAAGTAAGCCAGCAAAAGATTTTTAATTTATTGGCTTCTAATTTAACTGCTCCAACGGTAGCTTATCCAGTCTATATAATGGCTGATAATTATGACGGAATTACAGTATCTAAAAACAACTTCACGGTTTATCCTGATACTATAACATCCAATGTAACTGCACATTATATTAGGTATCCAAAAGATCCTAAGTGGACGTATGTTGCTATGGGAGCTAACGATTCAGATCCTTTATTTAATCCCTCAGCTAATGACTATCAAGACTTTGAGTTACCACTAAGTGATTTCTCTGATTTGGTAGTTAAAATATTACAATATTCTGGAATGTCTATTAGAGAAGCAGACGTTGTAGCAGCAGCTAAATCAGAAGAAGTTCAAGAAACACAACAAAAACAATAATGTCATACATAACTAATTATCAATACTACACTAATAATGGTGTTATTCCAGAGGATCAGAACTGGGGTTCTTATCAGTATGTCAGTTTAGCAGACATTGTAAATAACTTTATGCTGATGTATGTCGGCAATGATAAGTTGGTCAATAATGTTGAGAGATATACCGTTTTGTTTCATGCAAAGAGAGCTATCCAAGAATTGAACTATGATGCATTAAGAAACATTAAAGTTCTTGAGTTGCATCTAGGAGAGCAGTTAAAGATGGTTCTACCTCCTGACTATGTGAATTATGTTCGTATATCAATGCTTCGAAATGGAGTATTGTTTAAGTTAACAGAAAACAGAACAGTTATGTCGGCAACGGCATACTTACAAGATAATGACAATCAGATCCTTTTTGACTCAAATGGTCAAGTTGTAACTGGTCAATCAAAACTAGACATTCTTCGTCAAGACGCACAACTATACACTGGTCCTGGACCTTATAATGGTGGATACGGTTGGGCTTACGATGGTAATTGGTATTTTGGTTATGCAGTAGGTGGACGTTTTGGTTTAGCAACTGATGAAGCTAATTCAAGCCCTAAGTTCACAATCAATAAAGCGGCTGGTGTTATTGACTTCTCTACTGGAGTTGAGAACGGCTACATTGTTCTTGAGTACATTTCTGATGGAATGGAGAACGGTGACGACTCTTTGATAACAATTAATAAGTTAGCCGAGGAGTATATATATAACTATCTTAAATGGGCTGTATTGAATAATAAATACGGTGTTCAAGAGTACGTTGTAAATAGAGTTAAGAAAGAGAAAACAGCATCGCTTAGAAATACTAAAATCAGATTAAGTAATTTACACCCAGCAAGACTATTGATGAGCTTGAGAGGCCAAAATAAAATAATTAAATAATGGAATTAAAAAAGACGTTTATTGCTGGTAAGATGAATAAGGACCTCGATGAGAGACTTGTTCCTGACGGTGAATTTATTGATGCGTTAAATATAACAATAGATACGGCTGGTGGATCAAATATCGGATCTGTATCTAATTCACTAGGTAATTCGAAAGTTAGTGATATTCAAGCTATTGTTGAGAATGAAGGTATTACTTACATTGGATCAAATCCAAAAACAATTGGTTCGGTAACATTTGAAGCTAACAATCTAATCTATTGGATGGTTGTTAGTGATACATTTGAGGCAATATTCGAATATAGTGAGATTTTTAGTTCTACTAGCATTGTATTAATGCGTACTGATGGTTTGCTTGGTTTCAACAAGAACTACCCTATTACTGGTATTAATTATATTCCTGAGACAACTGGTGAAGGTCCATTCTTGTATTGGACAGACGGCATTAACCCTCCGAGAAGAATTAATATATCAAGAGCTAAGAGTTATGTAACTGATGATGTTAGAATGCTTGAGGACATTAATGTTATACTTAGACCACCATTATACGCACCAAAAATTAATTTGTCTTTTGATCCAGCGGTTTCTGTTTCAAATAACATTCAAGATAAGTTTTTATACTTTTCTTACAGATTTAGATATACAGACAATCAATATAGTTCTCTAGCTCCGTTTTCAGCTGTGGCATTTCAAGCAAATAGCTTCTCGTATGATTACGCAACTGGAGATAATAAAGGGATGTTAAATAAGTATAACAAGGTTGACATTACGTTTGATACTGGGAATGAATTTGTACAAGAAATTCAAGTATTGTTTTTTGATACCTTCTCGCTTAATGTGTCTATCATTGATAACTACAATAAGGTTGATCTTAATATAGATGATAATTTTAGAAGTACAATTGTATTTAGTGCAAATAAGATTTATACACCGCTTGAATCAAGCGAGGTGACTAGATTATTTGACAATGTACCATTAACAGCAAAGGCACAAGATATTATTGGAAACAGATTATTGTATGGTAACTACGTTCAATTCAGAAATATAGTAAATGAAGATGAGGTTAAAATTATACCTAGTTATACACTTACGTTAAGTCCTGAAGCAATTACTACCAATCCAGTTAAGACGTTTAGAAGTGATCGTGATTATGAGATTGGTATTATTTACACTGATGAGTACGGTCGAATGACTACAGCTCTTACAAGTAAGACCAATACTTTATATATTCCAGCTACTAATTCAGATACAGCTAATTCTATAAGATTAGAGCTTATCAATGAAGCTCCATTTTGGGCTACAAATTATAGATTTGCTATCAAGCAAGCACAAGGAGATTATTACAATATTTTTCCATATACATTTGTTGTAGATGGTGTTTTTAGGTATTTTTTAATTAATGAAGCTGATAGAGATAAAATTACTGTTGGTGGTTATATTATATTCAAAACATCAAATGGCGTAGCAACTCACTCAAACAAGCAATTTAAAATATTAGAATTAGAGTATAAAGCTGTGTCAACATTATTTCTTAGAGAAGGACTATACTTTAAAGTTAAGGCTGATCCAAGTGATTTATTTTTAGCTGATCCTATCACTCAAAACATATTTGATGATGGATCTGGAAGAGGCATAAACAATTCTGGCTTTTACCCATTAAATGCTGTTCAAGACCGTTCTTCTTCTGTTGAATTTGACTATGCATATTATGCTAATAATGGAGATAACACTTTAATATATCCGTATCAAAATAATTCAGGAAATATAACAGCTAACTATAATGGACCTATATCTAATAACGATATTGATTATAGAATAACTATTCAAATATTAAACCCTTCAAACCCATCAGCAGATTTTGGAACTCATTTTAGATGGACATATAGGTTAAACGGATCTAATTATAGTTCAGCCATTTTAATATCTGATTTTGTAGATATAACTGTTTCTCCTCCATATACAGATGATTTTAGGTTATATTTTGATACATTAAGTAATTATAATGTAGGAGATTTACATATTGTAAATGTCAGAGGTTCAGTTAGAGACCCATTACTACCAACAAGATTTAGTTCTACTGTTTATAGTAAAATTGTAACTATACCTGAAACAGGTCTTTTTCCATATAATTCAACTTCTATATCTGATTATAGAGGTCATGCTATATTACTATATAATGGACCAATATATCCAGGTGCTGTAATTGATATAAATATATTAAGAGACGAATCTCCAACTTCTAGCAATCCAGATAGAGCTATTAACAATACTTGGACTAGCAATAATTATTATAAAAATATAGAAGAATGGTTTTGGCAATCTGGTGCTTATGCTTCATTTCAGTATATCGCAAATGATTACACTACTAAAACTTCTCCAATAAATTTAATATTTAGAAGAGCTGCTGTTCCTCCTGGTAAGCAATCAACTCCTTCACCTTTTGTTACTCAATACATAGATGAGGATACTGATGTTAATTCTGGAAGTTTATGTCTTTTAATAAGAGGTGTAGGCGATTATAATGGTTCTTCTCCTAACGAGATAAAGGCAGAGTTGAAAATAAATCAAACTCCTACAGTTGCTTTAACAGCTGAAACAGTGCCATTAAAATCTGATGTTGATTTGTTTTACGAGATGAGAAAGACTTATCGAATTGACGATAATTATAATCATTTGGTAGGATGGTCTTACGTTGATTACACTTCAGCTGGTGGTACGTTTGCTGGTAAGACAGTATTAGGACCAGCTAATCCAAGTGCTCCTACATCAACGGATTTGATGCATTCATTTAATGTTGGAGAAAGAGTATGGGTTCAAAATTCAGATACTATTATACCGATAGTTGGTCCTATTAGCGATTATTATACTATTTTAGCAATAACTGAATACTCAATAACTATTGACTTAAATTTTCCAGGTGACGGAGTAACAACTCCAGGTAAGGTATTCTATAAGTCTTGGGAGCAAGATCAAGATGGAGCAACCCCACTTATACTTGAGTTAAATAATACAACATCTCATAATTCAGACTTCAACGCTTTTGCTTTTGGTAATGGTGTTGAGTCTAATAGAATTTACGATAACTTCTTGAGACCTATAATGAAATATAGTCCAAGAGCAACTAGCGTTATAGAGGACTATCAACAACAAAATAAGTTTGCATCACTATGCTATAGTGGTATCTATAAGGGCGACACATCGGCAAATAGATTGAACTCTTTTAATTTATCTCAAGCTAACTTTAAGAACTTAGACCAGAAGTACGGACCAGTACAAAAATTGTACGCTCTTGATACCAACTTAATGGCTTTTCAGCAAGACAAAATAACGTCTGTTCTATATGGCAAAAACTTATTAGTTGATGCTGTAGGCGGTGGTCAAGTAGCATCTGTACCAGAGGTGCTAGGTAATCAGATAGTTCATCCATCAGAGTATGGTATCAGTAATAACCCTGAGAGTTTTGCTACGTTTTCCAATATCATGTTCTTCTCAGATTCAAGGAGAGGTGCTGTGTTGCAAATGACTGGTGATCAAGTTGTTGAGATATCGGCTAATGGTATGCAGAATTACTTTAGAGACGAGATGAAGGACAGTCCTAATACTCAAAAATTAGGTGTGTTTGATCCATATAATAGTACGTATGTATTATCGTTTACCGATGAAAAACAAGGGTCTTGCGACTTATCTATCAGTCCTACTAGTAGAGAAATTAAAAAAGATAGTGATAATTTATTCATGTTTAGTATCTCATCTAATGATTTCTGGGTGGTATCTTTAGTAGATGATGGTTTTGGCACTGATTGGTTAAGTATAGGTATTGATTCTGGATATGGAAGTCAAGACATAACTGCCTCTGTAGATCAAAACCTTAGTGTAGATAGATCTGTAATCTTTAGGGTTACTTACTGTGATGGAGAAACAGTTGATTTTATTTTAACTCAAAATGGACCTGTATAATGTGTGATTGTATAAAAATAAGCTATATTCCGATAGGTGAAGAACCTGTCACTATTGAAGTAATATCTAATGGTGTTGAGGTAGGTAAGAATTCCTATGAGTTCAGTGCTCCGCAGCTATTCACAGTATCTTGGGATGGTGTAAGCTGGAATTTACTAGATGATGAAAATACTTTGTGGGAGCTAAGTGAAGATACTGATTGTCCTATTGGTATATGGACCAATGTTGATGACACTACAAACTTCTCAGGATTTAGTATAGAAGAGTGTAACCCTAGAAAAACGGTAACATATTCAAAAGTTGCTGAGGGGTGGAATTCATTCTGGTCTTATCAGCCTGATTGGATGACAGAAATGAATAGCATCTTCTATACGTTTAAGAATGGTGAATTGTGGAGACATAATGTAAATACCACTAGAAATAATTTCTATGGTGAACAATACTCATCGACTATAAGAGGGATATTCAATAATGATCCTTTGACGGTAAAGATGTTTAATACCCTATCGTTAAATAGTACTCACCCTTGGTCGGCAGATGTATATACCAATATAAATGCTGGAGCTATAAGTTACACATATTTTGTTGAGAAGGAAGGTCAATGGTTTGCTTATATAAGACGATTTGACGATACGATTGACGTTAAGGCTTTATCGACTCAAGGTATAGGTAACCCTAGTCTTGTAACAGTAGTTAGTGCGTCATTAGTTGATGTTAGTTTTTCTTTCAAATTAGACTCATCAATTAGTGTTGGCGATCAGGTGTATAAAAATTCAAGTGGCAACTTGGTATTGATTGGAACTATTACTGAATTAGCGACAGATATTATGAGAATAGACATATCTGTTGGTGGAGCACCTACGACATCAGACTTCTTAATATGTGTTAAAAATAGCCAAACAGAATCATTTGGTGCTAGGGGATACTACATGAATGTGTATCTATCTAACGACCTTACAGAACAAGTAAAATTATTTTCAATAGGTACGTCAGTATTCAAAAGTTTTCTGTAAATTTGTATATGGAAGTTAGGCTTTTAAAGAGTGAAGATTACAATACATTATCGGCTTGGTGGAAGGACTGGAGATGGACACCTCCTCCAGCGGATATGCTACCAGATACTGGTTTAATGGTATATAAAGATGACGTTGAGATTTGTGCTGGATTCGTTTACACAACTAACTCAAAGACCGCTTGGGTAGAATTTATAGTATCAAACTTTCATTACAGAGAGGATGATAGACATGAAGCTCTTGAGTATCTTATAGATGTATTAACTGAATTAGCTAAAGAAATTAGCGATTGTAAGTATGTTTATACTTCACTTAAAAGTAAAAGTCTAATTGATAAATATAGTAATTGCGGATTTCAACTAGGAGATTCGAATTGTCAAGAAATGGTTAAAATATTATAGTATGCCAGCAGTAACATCAACAATAGTAGCTCTAGGCGGATTAGGTCTTAGTGCCGCTCAAGCGATTAAAGGACAACAGCAAATGCAACAAGCTTCAAAAGCTGCCGCACAAGCTGCTAATGAACTTAAAGCAATCAAAGAAATAAATCCTTTTAAACAAGTTCAAGTACCTACACTTGGTTTTAATTTGGCACAACAGTCAAAAGCTCAGGGCACTGCTCAAGCATTACAGTCACTACAAGGTGCTGGTGCTGAGGGTGTGATTGGAGGAGTTGGAAATGTAGTTCAAGCTGGCAATGAGCAAGACTTACAGTTGGCTGCTCAAGCACAAGAGGCACAGTTTAAAAGAGACGCAATGCAAGCTGAGGCTGAGTCTGGTATTCAAGCAAGAAAACAAGAGAGAGATTTTTCTATAGGTGCTTATCAACTTGAAGGTGCTCAAGCAGCTCGTGCTGCTGCTGAAACTAAAAGAAATTCAGCTATTGAAGGTATGTTTGGTTCTGCTGGAAAGGCATTGACGAGTTCTAGTGATTTACTTAGTTTATATAAAAAAGATAAAAACGCTGCCAATTCAGATGTTTCAGAATTGAGTAAAATATTTGCAAAATAATAAACATTAAAATGGCAGAAAACATAGAATACGCTGGATACAAAGCAAGTGCACCAATAGATTGGGCTAAGTTAACTGGAGGATTGGTTGATACCATTCAAGGTATTGGTGCAGATCGTGAGAAACAAAGACAAGATTTAGAGAAGTTAAAAACAGACAATACCAAGATTCTACAGAATGTTGAGCTTGGCAAAAGTCAGAACTTAAATCAATTAATTTTGGCTGGATCTAACGATGGTAGGTCTATGATGCAAGAATGGAATAGACAGTTAAAAAGCGGTCAAATTAAGCCAGTTGAATATCGAAATAGAATAAACAATCTCATGGATAGTTGGTCTACATTTGCTAACACAGCAAAGACATTCGACCAACAAGTACAAGAGTCAATGAAACGTCAACAAGCTAATGAAAACGGCAAAATTGAAGGATCTGGATTAGAAGAAGAATTAAATTTAAGAAAAGCTCAATTAGGAGATCTTAGAAATAAAAAAGTACAAGTCGATCCAGTTACTGGTAATTTTGTAATAGGTCAATTAAATAACGAAGGTATTTTTGATCCATCAAGCATAATAGATGTAAGAGCTTTAGCTAAACCAGGTAATATGGTCGACAATAGAATTGACTTAACTGCAATTGTAGATAGTGGAACTAAAGGTTGGGAAGAATGGACTATAGAAAAAGGAGGTACAACTATAACAGATCCATTACAAAACCCAGCTATTCAACGAGCTAGATTAGATTTAGCTAATGGCATATTAAGTAACCCTAGATCTATCACCAGTGTTTTAAAGGATAATTCTAGTGGGGATTATGGTTTTTATTATAATGGAGAAGATTTAAGAAGTAAAATTAGTGAAAGAGTTTCTAGGGAGAACGAATTAAATAAACAGTTAGGTAAAAAAGAACTTTCTGGTGATGATTTAGATAAGTTTATTAATTCTGAAAAGAATAAATTTGTTTTACTTATACAAGATGATCAAGGTGTATATCAGCCAGAGTTAACAAAGGATCAGTATGAATCAGCTAAGAAAACAGTACTTGACGCAATTGATGCTAGATTAGTTAGAAAAGTAGAACTAGACGAACCTAATTATGGTGGATCAAGAGGTGGAGGCTCAGATGCAAAAGATCAAGCTAAACAAGCGGATGAAAATGCAACTATGTTAGCTGGATATAAGGCTACATTGAGAGCCTTTGGTGCTGATCCTGACGCAACAATATCTAGTGGCAATTGGACTAAATCTTCAGAAGGTCCTAATTTTGGTGGTTTAAAAGCTGGATACAATTACACATCTAAAAACGGTGGGATTGAAGTGACTAAAGGTAGAGATGTAGTTTTCTTCGCAAAAACACCAAAAGATTTAGCTCAATTTGTTTATAATTCTGAACCAGCAAAAGCTTCTCTTAAATGGGAAGATGCAAGAAAGTTAGTAAAAGGTAATAGTGTAAAATCAACAACAAATGATCCATTAGGATTAGGACTTTAATAAATAAATAGATATGCCATTAGATTATATAGAGTTTTCGAAAAAAATTAAAACAAAATATCCTGAATATAGTGATGTTGATGATTTGACATTAGCTAAAAAAATGATTGAGAAATATCCTGAATATAAAAACGAAGTTACTTTTGGAGATCAACCAGTAAAAAAAAAAGAGGTTTCACAATCAATGTTCGATCAAGGAGGTTTTTCATCG